CTGTTACAGAACAGGTGCATTGGAAATGGTATTGTACGGAAGCTGTAAATAGCTATTTCAAGGCCGCTGGCATGGATATATGGGCCAAAGAATTACCGACGCCAAGAACCACAGAAAATCGTATCCATGAGGGTAAGCTACAAGTTATTGAAACATTCATCAGTGAGGGTCACCCAGTATGGACATGACTGAAGTTTGGTTAGCGGGTAAGGGTCCGACACTAGATTCATATAATTGGGATCTAGCGGGGCCTTGTCGCATTGGTATCAACCAAACAGCATTCATCATACCGGAATGTTGGGCCGGTTTTGCCATCGACACGCGACCTCTTGACCAGTACCTCCAGTTAGATGCTCACGTGTTCTGCCAACGTGGCACTAAACGCAAGTACAAAGATCCTATTTACTATGATCCAGTTCCTGATATGCATAGTACCGCAGTTATAGCGGTACAGGTCCTTGCTCGTATGGGAACGGTTATTATACATTTTGTGGGCTTTGATGCACTTAGCGGTGAATGCGGATACGCTAAGAGTATTGTTGACCGTGACGCATGTGGGCGAACATCAGACCACTATACGTCCATCAATAAGCATCTACTCAAGGTCATCCGCAAATGCGACGTCTGCCCAATTTGGGAGCATGAGTATGTCACGATCACGCAAGAAACCAAAAATCAAGAAGAACGAACCCGCGAAGACCGGCGAAGAGCAACAAGTCAAAGTCAGTATCGCGAATCATTTTGGCGATCATCATATTAGGATTATTGACAAATGAAACCAATTTCTATCTGCGCATATTACACTATTGACACACCCTATGAACAGGAAATTGAGAAACTAACTAAGAGTCTCGATATTCTTGATCCTTTGGTGTGGCCATTTATGTGCATGGGTGTCAGGAATCACGGTAAATGGGTTTTGAACTGTGCACAAAAGCCTACGGTGATTAAACGCTTCCTAACCATGACATCCAATGATCTGCTATACGTTGATGCGGATGCCATCTTTCGTAGAGAGCCGACACTGATCCAAGAGCTACCGGATAATGTTCATATCGCGGCGACATACACGAATCAGGGGCGTCGTGAAATCCTGAGCAGTACAGTATTCATTAGGAACTCCGCTATTGGCCATGCGATTGTTGATGATTGGATTGAACTACAAGCTATACACCCTGAAAAATGGGATCAGAAAGTATTGACAACAGTCCTTGCTGGCTATCAAGAATACTTCCAAGAACTACCGAGGGAGTATTCAAAGATCTTTGACACCCATGCGAATGTTAAGAATCCAGTTATCGAGCAGTATCAAGCAAGCCGTAGATTCAAAAGAAAGGTAAGAAAATGACAGAAGGACAAAGAATCGTAACTGACATCAATGATGACTTCCGCTCAATGGGCTGGAACATTGATGTCAAATACCTGAATGAAGAACAGATGGCCCTACCAAGACGCCACAAACAAGCTGAAGCATATATGGGCCAAAGATTCATTCCGACCCATCGGCGGCTCCAGTGGTTCATCAACCACCAACACAGTTCCACGTCAATCAGCCTTGCGGAATTATTTCATGGTGCCAAGGCAGCTTATGTCGTTGGCAAAGGCCCCAGTCTCGACCGCTTGACCGCCGAGACCTTTAAGGAGGATTGGCCGATTGTCTGTATCAATCAAGCTGGGACCATTGTAGAGAAGTTAGGATTACCGAATCCCCTTTACGTTGTGCAACAGGACTTCAAAGGTGAACGTACAAGCTACATCAAAAACGGGACAATGATTCTTTCGACTAATGCTTCACATCATTATCGGGATATTGATAACAAATATATCTACGTTCCGAGTGACCTTCGGAAGACGGAAGCAAGTCTCACAACCAATTGTGCCTTAGAACTATTGGCCCAGGCCGGTGTCAGAAAAGTGGCATTTGTTGCTTTTGATGGTATGAATGGCACAGGAGGCTATGCTACAAAATTAGAGCGACCCGCCACTTTTGGCGGATCGCCCAATCGTTTCATCCGTCATGGTCAGATGATTCAAGCCTTCATTAAGAGCCTGGGTCTTGATTATACAATCATACCCACACCCCACGAGACACAAGCTGACGGTAACACTTCGCAAGAAGGTCACAGTCCTCAAGACAGTCACGAGAAATCTGATGCTCAATTTCAAGGGCTGATGCAACAAATGAAAGATTGTACTTAGAAATAGGTACATCCTCAATACGGTATGCCGCTCTATCATTGATAAAGCGGCATACTGATTTTAAATCAATGTGCACGTCGTGAAAAAACTCAAAGTAGAGATCCCGAGTGAAGAAGGCTTGCATAAAAGGAATAGCAAGACCCGCATCATAGTAGACCGGAATGATCTTATAAGGTGTCCCATATTTTGTCGTCTTGATTCCTAGCTTATCACGCCACTTAAAAAAGATCCTCAATGCTTGTTCAGCATCAATACCAGCGATCGCTAGTTTTGCTATCTTATTGCGGGCAATATCACCGGATTCAAAATCAGAATACTGTGGATTCAGTGGCGCAATTTGGAGGCAAAGTGGCATAACCTCCTTTCTCTGCTTCAGGTCTGCATCAAGCGGAATGCCACAAAGCTCCACAACTTCATGTAGGGTTGTATTCCGTCCATTCGTGCGCAATGTGAAAGGCACTATATGGCACCCATTCCAATGATTTTGAGTTAGTCGAGTCGCTCTCGTTGGCATAATCCTTCTCCTTCAAATAGTGGTAAAATTTCTTCTGCCGAACACCCTGACTGGGTGAGTCCGATTCGTAGTAACAATTCACCGACCTTCTTAGCCCCAGGGGTCAATTTGTATTGTGCTCGATGTAGTCTTCTCCGCTCAGATTTTGAGAAAACTGGTTTTCCGTCTACCCATTTCATGCCAACACCTCGGATATTGTTAGCAGATTCTTTTCAAAATCAAGAAATGAATCTTGAAAATGGTGTGGATACAATATGATTAATCGACTATTGGACCAACGATCAAAGTCATTGTCCAGCCCCAACCATATCTCACCAGATTCCGGCAAGTAAAGGAACCGTATACCCTCTGACACACCCTCGATGAGGATATCAGCGTCAATAGCATCTAACAGATCTTTGAACATTTGTCATCCCCTAAAATGGCAGTTGGGTAAAATTATGCTCTGACACATTTGTGAACGGTATTGGCTTAAAGTCCGTAATACCATAATCCTCATTTGTGAACATGAGCAACTGTGCTGGATTCGGTGCGGCGTGTAGCTTTTCAAAAGCCCACTCATTGGTACCAATCAGCGATGGCGCAAGAATACGATCCTCAATGATACCGAATATATGGAGGTGACCTTGAAGAACATAATCAAAATCCTTAGTCTTCTTACGCTTGCTGTGTTCACGGGACGTATCGCGCACCAGACCGTAGAAAGGATGTGTACCAGACATTTTAATCGTATCTCCATGTTTGGCAAGCCAGGACACGCCAGCAGTATCAAACATACAACAGACTGACAAAGGGATGTTGAACTTGATCCTGGGGTTATCCATTAGATAGGTCATCGCAGCCAAATAAACAGCGGTATCCCAGTTTCTCTCAACACGCTGCTTTGCCACTGGTTTCTCATCTTGACGACCATGGTTACCACAGACACAATTTACCTCAATCTCCAGGAAATGTTGGCTCAAGTGTCTGAGCATTTCAGCTAATGTATACCCAAGTTTCACCACGGCAATCGGTAGTTGCATGGTATTTGTGCGCGTCAATTCAGCATGGATTTGACCAGTAACCATATCACCCAGCATGGCGACTACAAGCTTATTGATCGTAGCTTCTTGCCGTTTGTTGTATGACAGTCGAATAGTCTTAAGCATTGCGTGCCAGAGGCGACGACGACACACTTCCCAATCAAACTCCGCAAAGCCATCCATTGCGGCAAGATTAACTTTCTCCTCAGCGTGGACGTCAGTCAACACGAGCAGAGCATCTGTTGGGACTTTATCCATATTAACATCAGCGACCGGAGCATACCGGACTTCCGGCATTGCTGGCATGATCTCCTCAAACATCGTGCGCAATTGATTAAAAGTATCAAGATGCTTAGTTAATGTTATATTCTCTTTGCGCAGTATCTTAATCTGCTCACGGAGTTTGTTCTTCTCCGAGGTTGGATTACGATCTTCTTTGAAACTTGAAAATGACTTAGCCATCAGAGTATCTCCTCACATGTCCCGTTGCAACCAATTCTTCTACATTCGGCGGTGCTGTCCAATAGATCTTCTTACCATCGACGAAACGGTATTCATCATACTTTTCGTTGGAGGTAGCGGCTCGCCAGAAACTGTGTTTGACGCCACAAGCCTTGCAAAACTCACTATCTGAATAGACAGCATTGTCGAGTAGGTGCAATGATTTTTCAATCTTAGCATCATCGTCAAAACGTTTGCGGAATTTGTTGAAGGGTGTACCCGTTCCGCAAAGTGGGTTAGTCTTTGTCGGTCCTTGTCTGGTGCTTGAAGCGTGTTTCTTCAATACTTTGGGATCCCTTGTATTTGATGCTGGTCCACGAATATCAACCAAGGTACGCTGGATGAAATAAACAGATACATCCATATCTGGAAATGCTTTCTTAAGCACGTCTGTTTTAAGATTCAGAATCTTACAGTCTTCAGGATGTTTTTGGTAATATTCTTGGATGAATTGTCTAACTACTTTTGGGTCGTACTTTTTACCGTCGGGGTAAGACATGTTACTTTCTCCTTATACCATAGAAACATTATGTTCGCGGCGCAGTGTGCAAAATGAGAAAGACCCGTGTCAGGGTCTTTCTTTTCACCTATAGTGCCTTTGTAGAAATGCCGCATTGCCGCACTGATTAGGCGTGCATCCTCTACTTTCATCCAGTTATTCACCTCATACTTGACTGCTCCTTTCGTTAGTACCTGTGCTACTTCTTCTAGGAATTCCCATGCAAATAAGTCCCATCGTGTCTTCGCCTTATCATACTTGAGGCCACCTTCTGCGTCCTCTTGTAGTCGTTCACCATCGTAATAATGGACTGAAGCGCCACAAGACGGGCAATCTAGGCGGAAACCGTCACTGGTCTCAGTCTTAATCATTTCAGACTGGCACATACAGTAGTGTCTAGGCAACATCATTCACTTCCTTTCTTGATAGTCCCGTAGGACCATGCTCCTGTTGATTCAGTTGGTGTTAGATGTTTGATAGTATCCGTATGGACACCTACAAACTTGTTGTTATCCAGCTCGACATATTGTTCAAGCCCATGCTCGAAAGCATATAGTAACTTGTTCTTGTCAGCCTTTGGCAGATTGTCTAAGATTTGGCGTATCATCCTACCGTCTCCCGTAGAAAGTCACCTCTAACTTCTAAAGGTTTTCGTTCTTCGTCTACATTATCTTCTCCCCATGCTAGATTACCAATGTATCTTTGTGAATCTTTTGTATGCCTTGCCTTTGGATACTGTGGTGGTATTTCTCTGCCAACTTTGATCTTTGACCAGTTACTCACTTCGCTAGGATCAAGATAATGCAGGAAGCGTTCGTAGAAATCACTGAACTTAATCAAATATCCGGGTGCATGTTGGCATTTCTCCTGAATAAATGACTCGAGGTCACTTTGATTCAGACGTTCAACCGCTGACTTATCCGAAGATTCAAGGGCCGGGATGTTCAATCGGTCATTACTTTCGGGTAATTCAAGGTTGAGTATCTCTGCAAGGAAATGAGGAGCCTCTTTTTCAAGATTTTCAATCATTTTGCGCTTAGGGATCAACTCTAAAGGGTCAAGGGGCTTCACGTACATCATTGTTATGCGGGTATCACCGGTAAAAACGGGACAATACTGATGATTATTGGCACAATGAACCCAATGTGACGTATTTGGCGTGTGAAAAGGTGTCTGATACTTGGCATGAATCAGCAATTCACGGCTTGTCACCCAATCTTTGATGCGATTATATGCTGTTTTGTTCTTTTTGAGGTCCACTTCCTCAATCACACAGAGCACAGCACCCGCCAATTCAGCATTATACCCGGCTTGATTTTCAATCGCGGCGTTCGCAAGTGAATAACCGCGAGTAAAAAGCAGACGAAGAGCCTCATGGAGGATGGATTTACCGGTATTTTGCTCGGATGAGTAGAGGAATAGGTATGGAAGTGGTTGCGTAGGCTCTTGAAACATCGAAGCGATCCAACATTTTAGGTAATCAGCGCCAGTAAGTACGCCATTTGCCTGTGCCCAGCCATTTTCACGCACGGCGGCATCCAAACCACTGCCACAATGCTCAAGAATCTTGGTCCAATGCGGGTAATGTAGATCATCATTCTGCGATGGCGTGTATTTGAGCTGTGCCGCATCGGGTAATGTAGATCATCATTCTGCGATGGCGTGTATTTGAGCTGTGCCGCATCGCGATTCCACTCACGGTCGCCGGGATATTCCGGCTGGAAGGGCTTGTTCACGAGTCTCCAGCACTTGAAAACACTGCTACCAAGCACTTGATTGATCTCTTTGGTCTTCATCCCCATAGATTGTAGCGCAATTCTCACGTGGCTGAGTGGTTCAGTCTGCCACGCACCATTGGCTCGTATGACCCAACCGGCATCCTCATTGGCTTGCGTGATAAGATGTCGAACTGTATCGTCATAATTGCCAACTTCCGGTTCCTGTGGCCCTGAGTTTGTTGTATGAAACAATCTTTGCCACGTTGACTTTGATTTTAGCCACCCAGGCATCTCATCAGGACGGTCATTACGGTCCTGTGAGAGTTCAACCAAGAGCCGTCCGTCTTTGTGTTCCTTAAATATCGCCTCTCGCCGTAACATAATGGGTGGTAAATCAAAATCGACACCCATCAAACTCGCGGCATTTTGTGCAACCTCAGCTTCTCGGAAAATGAAGCCACCCTTCGGGTCTTCAAGGGCACCCAGTGAGCGAGCGGCGGTGGCAAGATCCGGTTCTTTGTTATAGACACATTTGGTCCAGCCTTGTCCATCCTGTTGCCAACTGGCATGTTCTTGGACGCCGGGAGCGTAGCGTCTAATGGCCCATGAACCTCGACGATTGGGGAAACAAAAACAATTCCAATCGTTTCCTTTTTCTTTTCCTGTGGCAATTGTCCCGAAAAATCCTTTGAGGTTGAGGTCTGTGTGGGCATCCTTTAGGTGTGTCGTATGTGTCACAAGCATATGATGATCTTGATCCCACCACCAAAGACAATTATTTTCGCTGAGGTAGGAAATCAATGCCCTGTGGTCTTCGTCCAGCGGAATATTTTGTTTCTGTCCCGTTAGCTCTTCAAACTCGGAGGGATTATCAATATTCTGAGGCAGGTTCTTCCTTCGCTTGTTTGACACCACATCAATGTGGTCCCGCCAGTTTACTGGTGGCCGTTTGAGTACCTTGCCCCGTTTGACGAGAGATAGACCATCATCTGGAGCCATCCTACGATGCCAAACCCAAAGGATACCGCCGCAAATGTCAACTTGTGATTTAAAATCAACTCCAACTTCAGCACTAAGCTGGCCCAAAATGGCTCGCGCCAATGCGGCGTGCTCATTATGTGTCTTTGTTTCAACGCCGTCAACAAAAACGTAAAGATGCAAACCCTTACCAGACGTACTCTTACGGATCGTCACCCAAGGAATATCTTTTGTTGTTGCTTGGATCTTTGCGAGTTCTTCCGTCTTGAGTCCATCCTTGTGCCCAAGGATAGAATCAAAATCGAAACCGACCCAATAACTTTTTTGAACCTTCCAGTCCCAGCCTGTCATACCGATTGCCTCAGCATGTGTGTCTAGGTCGAAATTGATTCCTACGTCCTCGTATTCAGGCTCCGTATTTGCGTGGTATGGAATCCGAAAAGGCTTCCAAGTGGTAAGGCCATCGGTCCAACCGTGCCATTTACGTCCTCGATATTCGCCATTGATTCTCTCGCCGCCATCTTGTGCGACATTGACTTGTACTTCCATGTCGTGGTGGTATAATTCGGATAGGTCACCATGGGTTCTTGCCTCCAAGAAATTCTTTATTGCATCTGTCCGTTTTAACATGATTACAAATCAGCTCCCTTCAAATAGTCGTCATCGTCATCATCAATATCTTCGAGCCATGTAACTGAATCAATCTCCTTTGCTAATGACTTTGCTTGATCCGCATTTATGAACTCATGTGCCATCCCTTGGCGTGCATAGAAATTGCCAAACCCAACTTGGAACATGGCTGTTTCCCCGTTGGGCTGTTGAACAGACGCAAGTATCTGAATAGCATCGACATGCTCCATAAGGCCTGAAGCTGTCTTCAATAGCATCTCGTATAATGCATCGTTTTCATCGGTTGTCAAACTCATACTGGCCACCTTTTCTCAAAAATGAGAATGATTATTAATCATTTTCACTTTTGATTATTAATCATTTCACTTTTGATTATTAATCATTTTCAAATATCTGCACTCCATTGTCGCGAAGAAAGTCCAGTTGGTCAATGAACTCATGAATTTGATTTACCATCGTATGGATGTCTTGATCCTTGTAGGCTTCATCACCGAAGAGTCGTTTGTATATCTTGATTATCTGATCAGAATAATGTTGCAAGGCTTGATTCATATCCGATAGCCCTTGCTTCGCTCGGATATAGTCCTCAAGGTAATTTGCTTGGCGGCGATGATTACCAATCAAATCGGCAAGGTCCGCCATTGAGGGTTCTTGATTGACTGTGACTTGTTCCATTGTCTTTCCTTTCTGGTTTTGATGAATAATCAAAAGTACTACCGAATCCCAACATCGAAAAATAATCAAATCAAATCCAGCCGGAGGCTCCGTATTTGGCCCGTAAGGCGCGTTATGCGCTACCCGACACTAACTAAAGGACGGGTGCCTGCACGTCATAGAATAGCGCGTATACGCGCGTGCGCCCTGTCTGCCGATAACTGTACTATACACCCTGAACCCGTCCTACGCAATTACTTACCTATAGAAAAAAAGCAGTCTCTATATATCTCTTCTCTCTTTTTCTTTTTGCTTAATAACTAATAAATAAGAGTAAAAGAGTAAGGAGTAAGAATCCCGCTTTTTCCCTCTTGACTGGTAGCGCGGGACCCTTTGACGGTGTATAGTATTGCTTTGAGGCGGGAAACGGGCCGAAACCCCGCTCGGATTTGATTTGATTAATTTCGGCCATCGCGATTAGCTAATGATTGAAAAATCAAAATTGTTCAGAGTGGAGGCCTGACACAAAATGATTATCAATCAAACGTCGATTGGGATTACCCAATCAAACTAAGAACGGGCACATTCGCCCACATTTGATTCAAAATCAAAGGAAGCGTCAAAATGAGTAACGACGGTAAACAGGCACTTATTGAAATCGCCAAGATTCGCGAAAACGAAATCGCACTTCGTGGCGTACAGAAAGAATCCGAGAAGTATCAAGAGCTGGTTGACAGCATCGCAGACAAGGGCGTACTGAAGCCGATTCTCGTTCGGGAAGCAAAAGACAAACGCAGCGGCGAAAAGTACTTTGAGCTGATTGATGGTCTGCACCGCTACAGTGCCGCTATCGACGCCGGCCTCACAAAGATTCCGTGCAACGTCCGTAACTTCACACGGGACCAAGTTGCAGAAGTTCAGATCGTCGCCAACTTGATTAAGGTTGAGACGAAACCCGTTGAGTATTCACGGGGCCTGAACGAGCTTCTGAAGCGTAACCCCACGCTTACGAAGCTGGAATTGGCAAAGCGTGTCAATCAGTCTCCCCAGTGGATTGAACAGCGTCTTGGCCTGGCCAAGATCACGAACGAAAAAGTTGCGAAGCTCATTGATGATGGAAAAATCAAAGTGAGCAACGCTTGTGCGCTGGCCAAGTTGCCTGAAGATGAGCAAGCGACTTATGTCGAAGAAGCCATGACTCAGCCGACTGGTGAGTTCATGAAAATGATTAATGATCGTGTGAAAGAGATCAAGAAGGCCAATCGCGAAGGTCGCGATGCCAAGCCGCCCACATTCGAGCCGGTCGCTCGTATGCAGAAGAAGGCTGTCGTTCTTGACGAGATTGACACGATGGAAGCAATGAACACCTTGCTCGGTGATTTGGGAATCAAAAATCCGGTGGACGCGGCCAAGGTCGCTCTCCAGTGGGTTATGAGCCTCGATCCCAAGAGCGTTGAAGCTCAGGAAGCTGAGTTCAACGAGCGTCAAGCTCGCCGCGAAGCCAA